AAAGCTGTCAATCGTTTCGGCCCAGAGAACACGCCGCAGCATCTTCTTGAATACATCGCGCAGAACTCCGTGTGCTTGCCTCCCGGCGACATTCCAACGAAGGGCATTACTCTAGTAGTCGCCGCATGGGGCAGAAATGCCGCTAAATATCACCCGGCAGTGCGTGCACTGGAAATCGTTCGCGCGATCCCCGGACTTAAATGTTGGGGCAGAAACGCCGACAGAACGCCACGTCATCCGCTGATGCTGCCGTACACAACGAACTTAGAACCTTACGAGTTGGAGGGCAAAAAGGATGGCCGCTAAGACACTGCTGGACGACCCTAGTTTGTTGCCGTATATCATCGGAGAAACTTTCTTTGCAGTACTCATAGTCATACTGCTGGTTATGGCGTTCCAAGAGGTCCGCCTGATGCGTCGGAGGAAGAAATGAATGAAGAACGGCGGGGCTGGGAAATATCGACCGAATTCCACAAGCACTACCTTGATGATCCATACTGGGATTTCGCTGAGGACGGCGTAGACGATATCCCTTGGAAGGGCTGGCTGATATGCCTCGGGATTCTGGCGGCGGTAATTGCTGCAACGTATTATCTTGGAGGTCCGCTATGAAATCCTTATTCGTTGTGATGGCGCTGCTGCTGACGGGGACTGCTGCTCAGACTAAACCGCCGAAGGTCGCTTGGATGCCGCCGTTTATTGCCGCAACTGAAAGCGCTGCCCCGACGGTACCTGTTGGCGTAGACGCGATCTACGTCGATTCTGCCCACAAGTGGCAGTGCATCACGAATGGCGGGACTCCTCACGAATGCACGGATGCGGAGATTCTGCATGTGCTGCCGAAGCCTGAGCCGATGGACGTTGAGGCGGTCAAGAAAGAGATCACGAAGGCGTTCCACTCATGTTCTTGCAGCGGGCCGGGAGAGTTGATACCGGGAGTTAAGACCGCCTCAGAGTGCGGTAATCTGGAATTGCGATGCTATAACTATCCGGCGAATGAGACGTGGACTTGTGCCGATAAGTCCCGCATCCTGCTCACGGACGAGGGCGGCGGCAAACATTGTATAAAGTTTACGAAGGAGCAGCCATGAAGCTATCCACCGCTCTACTGCTGGCCTTGATGCTCACTGGATGCGCTGCAAAGAAGCCGATGCGTGCTCAACAGAGGCTTATGGTCTGCGGCGGTTTTAAGACTGCCGAATACGGTTCTATCACGACTGCACGAATGCCCGCCTATCGGGGCGGCCTGCACGCTACGGAGGAAAATTGAGAGAGATCATATCAGAGTTATCCTTCGCTTTCGCGGTCATGTTGCTTGTCAGGGCCGGGTTTGAACTCATTGCCAAGCTGAGTGAACGTAGTGACCAATCGCATATAGCGGAGCTTCGACGCTCATCGACTCCGAGAAGAAACGAGTCATTAGGTAATCGCCTGCTGTGATCGCTGCGACGGCTGGAATCTCGGAGCCAAACTCTTCTCCTGAATTCCTTCGCTTACACGCTACGATCATGGCGACTGCCGCTAGACCATGCAGAACAAGGAACTTCTTATTGAATGCTTGCCGGTTCGTGCGCAGTGGCGGAGCATTCCAGTCGAATACTTCCCTGCCATTGACTTCCTTGACGCCGCGAAACGTCCAGAATCCTGGTGGCTCTGGCGGAAGATCTGCTTGCTTCCAGCCGCAGGTTGTTCCGATACAGTAGGTTCCATCAGCTTGTTTGACGATCGCGGACGGCGCATCCGGGTATTGCGCGAATGCGGCGCCAGCGAATAGGAGAAACGCTAAGACAGTTTTCATCATTCTACTTCTTTCCGGGGATGCTCGATCCCCTAGTTAATCGGATTCCCTTGGACTGCTCCGTCTCTTTCGCGCGGATGGCTTGTTCTCGTTGCCAGGCAATTCTAGCGAGTGAGGTTTCGTCCATGCCTTCTTTTCGCATCTGGGCCAACTCTTCTTGCAGGGCTGTGCGGGCTGGCTTCTCGGAGTTCTGGCGCCAGGTGTTGTAGGCGTAAGAACAATTGTGAACGAGGATGCCGTTGGCGAAGAATTCCTCAGCGTCAGCAACCGATAGGTTGTAAACGTCGCTTCTCCCTCCAGTAGTGAGTCTTAGAACACTTACGGGAGCAGAATTTGTGTGCGTGAAATCGGTCGGCCATGAATAAACGTTTTCACCATAGCGTACATAGTCAAGGCTGATAAAACCGCGTCCCATAATGAATACAGGGTGAAATCCAGTTCCGCTCAATGTCCTATTGTCATCTGTGTGTAATGTTGTAACCGTAGCATCCCGTTGCGTCAGTCCGCTCCATAGAACTGTTTTCAATCCTTGGCGTGTCCATACCTTGTCTCCGACTTTAACTTGCTCAATCGGAACTTCGCCATGCTCTGCAGCGATCAGCGTCCCCTTTGCCACGCATTCGTCATGCACATCATCTTCCCATGCGCCTTGAATCTTTTTGATGGCTTTGCGTTTGTCGACTACTCGACTGCTGAGAGAACGATAGGTTAGCGGCAGGTCGGCGGAATCCCGCGTCAGTACGATGAGATTGTTCGCTAGTCCGTTGTAAAGCACTTGAGCATTCCCCATTGGGTCGTGTGCAGCTTTCATCGAGCCGATTCCGTAGTCGCCCATCACTTTGGCGATCACGTCGTATACGCTTTCTCCCGTCCCGCGGTGCTGGTCCATCGCTTCATCCATCACGCAGAAACTCATCCGCGGCTTTTCGGGATCTCGCGCTTTGAGTTTCTTGAGCCAGTTATCCTGCGGTGTTTGGTGCGGGTATTCCGTGGCTCCGAATCCGTTCTTGCAGATGCCGAGAGCGAATTTCTTGGCATACATTTTCGCTTCAACGCGCTCCCGAGTTTTAAACACAATCCCACTTGGATTGATCGCATACATGCCGGCCGCCGCGGATGAATTTCCAAATCCATAGTCGATTGCGATGAAATGTTGCCACCACCAGCTATCTCCAATTGTTGCGTAGGGAATCACCATGTCTGGCCGCAGGCAGTCGAAGTACAGACCCTCCGCCATACACCAACAGCCGTAGAGAAGTTGCTGCTGGATCGCCTTGGTCTGAGTGAGGAGCCGTTTTCTTTTATCCTCTCCGTAGAACGGGTTGTCTGCCAGCTTCGCCGGGATGAACGAAGTCGTCATGTGGACTGGAGAGTCGTCTGTCCAGCAGGCCCCGCGATAAATTCGCCCAGGGTACACGCTTGTTTCGAAAGGCCGATTGTCCGTCGAATCCGCGGGACAATGGACTGGGCAGCGATTCCTGAGAAACACGCGCATCTGCCAGCCATGCCCTTCACCGCCAGGGTTGCTTGTGAAGCGAGCGCGGGCACGCAGCCCTGAGCCTTTCGGAGCAACGAGCCAGCCCAGCATGAAACGAATCCGGTTTTCAGGGTGCTGGCCACTTTCATCAATCCCCAACCATGTGTAGGGGTTGCCTTGGTATCGTTTCAGGTGCTTGTCTTGGGCGAGGTAGCCGGGCCGGATCATGGCACCAGAGGGAAAGCGCCAAGCGGCGATCGATCTTTTCCTCGTCCAACGAGCTCCCAATGGTTCGTACATCTTTTGCTGAATGTCCTCGAGTTCAGACATCTCTTCTAGCGTCGTGCGGAGTAGCAGTGCTCGAAGCGCTGGGTTCCTATATTCCTGCACAGCATCGGCAGCGAGCACTTGCGTTTTGCCTCCTCCTGAGGCGCCTCCTCCCAGCAGTAATTCGGCTTTCGAATTCAGATAGGCTTGCTGCGCTGAATTGATCGGCCACCAGTTCGGCTCAACTTCGGGCGGGGGCAACTCTAAGGGCGGGTACGGACTGAGACTCATCCCACTTCCACGGTAATGACGTCGGACTTTCGGACTGGGAGGTTGGCTTCGTCCAGCGATTCTCCGGGCGCAGGCATCGCGGCTACACCAGGGCTCCCCTTGGATGGGATGAGGTCGTAAATGCCATCATCCGGCGCTATAGCTTCCGTTTTAGGGAGGGTATCGTCGGCTGGAGGGTTGGAGGCTAGCCGTTGGAAGAGGCTCTGATATAGCCCGGTAGGGCGGTCTGTGCCAGCACTTTCAGGAGGAGCCAGTCGGCGCGTGTTGCCAGATTCAAAGGTTCCACTCCAGACCGCGGCCGCTTTTATGAACTCGAGCTTTTCTTTGGGGAACATGTGCAAGTTGGTCTGCAATGCCCCTTCCATCAAAAGCCCTTCGAGAACATCCGGTTCTATCTTCAAAGTTTTCAGCACGGAGATTTGCAACTTCAGAACCTCGCGCATCTTCGCAGCGGCTAAGTCGACAGCTTCTCCGATGGTCTTCTGCCGTATCTGCTCGGCCTGCACGATAGAGAGTTTGGACTGGATCTCGGTTCGCACCGCTTTTCGGCGAAGGATATTCTTCCCGGATCCCGCTTTCAGGTGGGCACGCTTCTCGCATTCCGCGATGGCTGGTTTTTGTGCCCCCTTGTCGATGTAGAGCCGAACAAAGCATTCTTCTCTTTCCTTTAAGCTCTTTGTATTTGACGTGCTGGGCATCGCGGGCGACTCCGGGTAAAACGGTGATTCATTCTATCGTGTTCCATTCTTCTGCCAGTAGGCTAGTCGCTTGCCAGCCTCTTTTCTCGTCATCGACAACTGCAATTCTTTCTTCTCTTCTGGAGTTGCCCGGTCAAATACTCGTTTCAATTCCTCATAGCTGAAACTGTGAACCATATCCTGCAGCGGGGTTAAGCGGGCGCGGCGCTCTAGATCGTGAGCTTGCTTAGGAGTGATCTCGCGATTGGATTGGGCTTCCTGAAGCGGGGTACGATTGCCCTTGCGGAGTTGGTCGAGGATTTCCCGGCGCAGAACGTGATTGGCTCGGTCTTCGTCGGTCTGGGCTTCCGTTCCAACTTTGCTCATCACGATCTGCATTGCCAATTGCTCCGCATCGCTTCTGCGGAATGACGCTCCCAGTTGCGATTCCCAGAATCGGCGCTCTGTTTCACTGGTGCCTTCTCGCGCGTGTTCGAGTTGTCCCACCTGGCCTAACTGGTCGACGAGGTAATGACCGATCTGTTTCCCCTGCTCTCCCCAAGGCAACGACGGATCATAGATTTGCCGGCCTGTGTAGAACTCGCGATTCATCCCTAACTCTGCTCCGGTTTTCAGGACAGGTGCCGGCGTGACCACCCCTTCTGCGGCTTGACTGGCCGAGGTGCGATGCTTCGCTACATCTTCCCCAAGTTGCATCAGTCGGTACGGGCCGACGCGCCACACGGTTGCTTGCTGATCTCCCGTCACTTTCTTCGCTACTTGGTCCAGCACCATCTTGGCGGCCATGACTCCAAGGCCCAGCATGAGCAGGCGGTCCCATCCTGCTTTCACTTCCTCTGCTTTCGTTCGGCCAGGACTTGGTTCCTGCGCCCCGAGTGCCGATTTCCCAATCTCAGTAAAGGATTTCAAAAGGCCATAACGGTATCCCCCAAAGATCGTAGCCCAACCTTCGCCCATCAACTTCGACAGTGCACGCGAATCGGCGATGCGCGTCGGGACGCGATACTCAGGGATGATTCGCCCGACTTCTTTGAACGAGTCTTTCAGGCTGGCCTGGGGGTGTTTCGCCTGATACTCATAGGCTGCTTGCAGCATAGCGACATCGCTCGTAAACCACGCAGCTTTCGAAGATGGTTTGTGTAGAAGGTTGAGCAGGTTTCCTTTCTCCACTCCCAGAGATTCCGCTACCTTCGTGGCCCATGATTCATTCTTTTCTAGCCCGTCGGCGAGTCGATCGAAGAATAATTCGTGCAGGTCTTTCAGGGCTTCCCGATGAGACTGCAGTGCAGCACCGGCTTCGAGAGCATCGCGGAAATCCTGATTGCGTTCCAGGACGGCTTTTACGGCCTTGTTGCCGGTCTGCCATAGCGTTCGGTATTCCTGCGGCATGAAGAAACTGGAAGCCCCGCGCTGTACCGCCCACGATGCGGCTACGTTCGCAGGATGCCGGATGGGATTCAACAGCATCGATACGCGGAGAAATTGTCCGATGGCTCCGAGCACTCCCGGTCCTTCGTTCTTCAGCCGTTGGTTGTAGGCGTCGAGAACTTCTGCTGTACGCGGCTCGAAAGAGTATCCTCGCAGTTGTGGCAGGCTCGTTGGCTTCCATCCCTTTGGAGCAACGCCCTGACCTTCGGAGTGTGCGATTTCTTTGAAGTCGGGAGCGTTTTTGAAATCTTCAATGAAGTGCATCGCCCGCACTGCGGCGTTAAGTTGAATGTTGGACACCAGCAAAGAAGACAATCCTGAGTGGTAGTACTCGGTCGGAGTGTGCTGCTCGATTTCGCGAGTGGTTGCTTGTTTCAGAGTCCACTCGTTGCCTTCTTTGTCAATGAACTGTCCACCTTCCGCTTGCCGATTGATCCCGCCTAGATTGTCTGCTTCGCCGTCTTTCCATCCCGTAACCTGTCCACCTTTGATCGAAACGACTTGACGATTGCCTTTCGCGTCTTCCAGCGCCATGTAGGTGCGGCCTTTGGTCTGCGGCGCGGACTTCGATAGTGTGCCCTTGGAACCGATGGACTTGACTCCCTGGGCAATCCGGTCAAGCACTCCGCCCTTTTCCTTAGCAACGCGATGAACGTAGTTCTCATTCAGTTCGTAGCCTTCGGAGGTATCGAAGGTTGGGACGCCGCCGTCGGCCAGTTCTCGGTAGAGCGATTCATTCACCGCGCGGAGAGGCTTCGCAATGTCATCAAACCATTTTTGCTGCTTCTCCGAGAGTTTGTCATCGGGGTTCTCTAACTTGTGGTAAATGGCGGAATCATCGGCATTGGTCAGGCCGTCTTTCTTTGCGACTTTCAACACATCAATTGCGTCAAGAGTATCTGAGGCTTTTGCGCCGTCGAGGGTTTGGAGTCCACGCTCTAAACCACGCGCACGTTTTGTGGCTTCGGCGGTGGACTTGATGTAGCCGCCTACGGCTCCAGCCGCATCCACGATCTTTCCTGGCTCTAGAGTTCCCTTCTCTCCTGTTAGAAGATTCTCAGGCTTATCGGCTTTTGCTTCAGCTAGATTTTCGCGGGCGGCCTTTAACTGCTCTTGCAGATACGGATACCGCATATCCGTTTTGTCAAACGGCATCTTGCCTTCGAGTTCCTTGATCTCATCATCGAGTCCAGCAATGTACTTCGCGTTGTCGAATTCCTTGGGCGACGTCATGCGAAATTTCTTCGCGCCTGCCTTCGGTAGCGACTCTCCGACCTTGGATGATTCAAATTTGCCAGCGGCTTTTAGTGCATGGTCAATCGCGGCAGGGTTGTTCGGAATGTAGAACGAGCCATCATCTGGCACCTTGATGAAGAGATGGCCTTTTGCGAATTCAGCCGGTTTCTCCGCACCGTTGAATGCCGCGGTCTTTACCATCCACTTCCAGTGCTCATCTGGGGTATCAGTGTCATCTGCCTTCTGCGGGAACTTCTTTAGCCACGCCTCTTTGACCGGCTCTAGCGCAGCGCGAACGTATCGTCCTTCAAAGTTCTTCCCTTCCTCAGCAACGCCTGCAGGTTCCAGCTTCTCAGCGAGGTCGTACTTGTGAGCCTGCTCGATCTCGTGCAGTTCGGATTTCAGGTCGCTCAACTTTTGATTGCGGGATGCGCGTTTAAGTCGTTCGCTTGCATTCTTTGCAGAGTCCTGAAAGTAGGCTGCTGGAGCCGAGGCCTCTTTCTCTAAATCCTTGATTTGCTTCCGAAGGTCGGAGACTTTCTTATTCAGATCAGCAGCAAATACCTTCTCTGCCTTGGTTGGTTCCTCTTTAGCTTCGATTGTTTTAGGTGCCGTCGCAATAGCTTTTCGCGTGGCAGCTTCGGCCTTGGCGGGATAGTCTTTGGACGGAGGAAGTACGCCTTCTTTCCCGGCGTAACGTTCGGCGGCGGCCATCGCGTCATCTAGCGTTGGCTTGGCGAGACTTTCAAAGGCATCAGAAGCGGCATCGAGGGCCGCTTGGCTCTTATCTACTTTGCCTGTAAGGTCTCGGACTCTTTGGTGAAAGGCGTCTGTCCATGCGGCTTTGGAGTACTTTCCACCTTCGCCGAATTCTCCCGCTGTTTTCTTAGCCGATACTGATCGAGGAGCGAGAGTCGTGGTTTTTGGAACCTGCTTAGTAGGTCGTACATGAGTTGATTCTACGCCTGTTGTCAAGTCTGGCTTATTGAAGATTCGTTCTGGCGGCACTCCTGCACGGAGATTCTGCCCGATGATCTTCGCAGCTTCATCCTGCGCTTCTGCCGAATTCAATCCGGGTTGAGTGTAGAAATCAATCGCCCCGCCACTTGTTTGAGCACGCCAAGTGTCTCTACCCTTAGGCCATGCCGGATCGTTGCGCGTGCTTTCGATATTCTCAACACCGCTGAACGTATACGGCACTGAAGCTGATTCTGGCTCTGTGCCGCGTGTACGTATTCTTCTGATGTCTCCGGTTTCGTCGTCCTGGATGCCATAGCGCACCGTGACGTGATTGCCGCCGTCGCCAATTTCTTTTCCCTTGCCGGCTAGATCGTTGGGCGAGATTCCCGCACGTACTGTCTCTAGAGCTTTGGCTGCTTCGGAATTACCGTGAATCGGAGCCTGAGTGTTTCCGAACTTGTATTTAGTCGCTCCAACTGGAGTTGCTCCAGCAGTCTTATTCTCTTCTTTAACCGGTGCTGCCTCTCCTCCGACTTTCGCCGGCGGTTCAGCAACTTCTTTAACTTGATTCGCATTCGGCCTCAGTTCTGCAACCCTCGACATGATCTGGTCTGTGGTCGCATCTTCGCCCAATTCCTTCCGAGCTTGATTGAAGAGTTTGTCGTCGGCTTCTTGGCCAGTGCGGTCAACCTTGCGGCGCTCTGCTGATTTCACTTCTGCGCGTGTGGGCTCTGGATTGGCTTGGCGGGCTTGTTTGCCGATGTCGGCGCGATCCGGGAATGCCCCGAGTTCTGGTGGCGGGGTCCATGAAGAGATTGGTTCAGGCTTGCGGGTGGATGGCTTTTGCAGTTCTTTTTCCGCTGCGGTTAGCGGGCGCCCGCCGGGAGTAAAATCGCCACCGGCTACGTTTGGCAGTGGGGTATTCGCATTCGTTGCTACTTCGTCCACCTTGACTCCGCGCTCTGGTGGCTCTTTGTCGCCAATCAACTCGACCGCTTCGGTCTTTTTGGGAGTGACCGGAAGGCGCGGCAGGCCCACGGATTCTAGGGCTTTGTGAATGTTCTCGACTTCTCCTGGATGTGCGGCGCGGCGGGATTCGATGACGATGTTTTTCCCCGCAGCAATATCTTTCTTGAGACTCGCGATTCGCTCTGGGATGGGCTTGCCGATAGATTTGTCTGGGTTCTCTGTAAAGAGTGTGCCGTCGAAATCTACTCCCACCGCCGGCTTGCGTACGTCTGAAACTTTTACATTGTCAAACTTCGTCCCATCGTCAAAGGTTCCGCGGAGTCGCCGCAGCCGATCCGATCCCCCGGTTACGCTATCATGCTGTACGGTTCCGCGTCGCCAGTTGCCTTGCGCATCTTTGAGTTCAATGGCTTGGTCTTTCAAATTAGAGGCGAGGACTTGCGGCGGTACGGGAGCTTGACCGGGCTGCCTTACTTTTTGGCTGGGGGTTTCGGCGCTTTGGGCGGGAGCTTCTTGCCCTTGCTGGATTCGTTCCACTCGTCCACGTTCACCCCCTTTTTCTGCAATTGCTTCTTGTGTGCGTTCATGAATCCCTGCTGCGCCTGGCTGACGAACGGCATTTGATTCCTCCTGTCGTGATCGTGCGGCTTGTTCTGCTGTCTCATGTTTTGCCGCGATTTCCTGTTCCAACTTCTCGGCTTCGGTGTATTTACCCGCAGCACGTAATTCTTGCGCCTTTCTATAATCCGCATGAGTCTCCTCGGTCATGGCGTGCATCTCTGGAGTCTGGATCAGAACTTCTGCCTTCTTGACTGGCTCTCCTGCTGGCGCTTGTGTATCGACGTGGGCTTGTACTTGGCGGACGGCGTTGTTCCCGGGCTCTCCTGTCACAGTTCCTGATTTGTCGGTCACTGGAAGTTGCTGATGCAGATTTTCCAACACCTTATCCGCTGCGGCCTGATCTGGGACTGTGACCTTTGCAGCTGCAATATCGCCTACTTGCGACGGTTGGACATTCTGGCGCTCGGCTTTATCCTCAATTCGCTGCGAGTCTTTGGCATCTCGAACGGCTTCCAGCTTTGCTCCCGGTACGCCTTCTGTGGCTTTCTCTACGGCCTCTCCCACTTTTGGAGCCTGACGTTCGGCGGACGCGCGTAGGTCTTCTACGTCGTTCGAGGTATGGTGAACTGGCTTCGGTTCGGCGGCTTGGCCTTCAATAGTCGGTGCTTCGACTTGTGGCTTGGGGCTGGTCGGTCTTCGCGGGATGCGAATCTCTTTCGGATTCTCTGCGCTGCCACCGCGGACTACGAACTCATCCGGAGTGATTTCTACTCCGGCGCCGTATTTGCCGCGCACCATTCCCTGCACAACCGGATTGCCCTCTGGAGTGTGGCCTTGTGCGATGTCAGGATGCAATGCGGCGTGAGCGAGAATTGGCGCCATTTGCCCGATTTCTTCTGCAAGTTGCTGCTGTTCGGGATTGGCTCCGACGGCTTTCGCTCCAACCTTCGCACCTTTACCAGCGAGGTATCCTTCCACTCCTGCCTGTACGAATTTCCCCGGACTCTCCACCGCCATCGGCCCGGCAAGTGGTGCGGCTGCTTCGGTCAATCCTGCGGCAGTTCGCAGTGCGCCTGTCGCACGTTGCCCCGGCGTTTCCAGTTGCTCAACACCTTTGCCGACGGTTTCTCCCGGACTCTCGTCTAACCGACCTGGCATAATCGATCCGGGTGCAGCTAGCGTCGTCGCCATCGTTGCAGCTTCTGGTAATCCAATACCGGGAATCGGCTTGGGTTTCCCTTCCCAATCATTCGGGATCTTGCCCGGCAGCGCTCCTGGATAGGCTGCAGCCACGTCCAGCAATCGAGTCGGCTTAGCCGTTTCTGCCGGTGCTGGCGTTCCCGGTACCGCTCCCGGAACCTGTGCCATATTCGGCATGGCTGGGCCTTTGGCTAAGGGCGTTAGGGTATTCAAATCAAACGCAGGTGGGGCTGGTGGGGCAGACTGAATCGGTTTTAGAGTGCTGAGATCGAAACCACCCATCAGGGTTCCGCAACTCCCAAATCAACGGTGCCTTGTGCGTTGGTGTAGTGCATCTTGCCGTCAGCTTTGCTTTTCGCTGTGTGCGTAGCTCCCGCTGGTGGACCCTTTGGGGTAGTCGCGGGTGCGCCTGGCGCTGGAGTCGGAGCCGTTGAGGTGGCGGCTTGGGGCGTCCATGTTACCTGTCCATTCTTGTCTACGGAGATGACATTGTGAACTCCTCCGCGCCCAGCGTTCGCCATGTCCACTTCGTACTGGTTCTGAATAACCTGGAGTTCGCCCTGCAATTGCTGCGGCGTCATGCCTGTGGTGTTGGTCGCGAATTTCTCCAGCGCGTTCTTGGTGTCAATGTCTTTCTTGTCTTCAATGGATCGGAAAAACTGCTCCGTCTTCTGTTCGCTGCCAGCACCTTTCCCGAGATCACCTTTTGCGGAGGCAATGACTTTGTTCCACTCTTCGAGCGTCGTGGGCTGGTGTCCGAGAATCTTGATGCCGCGCGCGATATTCGCTGCGGTGACGTCGGCTTCGTTCGGCTCTCGTGGGTCAGGAATCTTCCCGTTTGCCATGTACAGCGCTTTATTCAGCGGAGACAGTTTTGAGAGTGTTGGGTCGGACTGTAGCTGTTGCTGGCGTTGTGCGAACTCCTTCTGGCTCAATTGCAGTTTCGCGTTCGTCTTGTTCGCTTCTGTCTCCGGCTTATTCTCGGCGTTAATCAGTCCGGTTGCGCCAGTCGTCAAATCTTTTCCGAGTGCTGCCACCTTGCCATATTCCGAGGCTTGCGCGGAGCGTGCTTTGACAGCCTCTTCCCAGTTCTTGCGAGCATTTTCGAGGCTGGTATCGGTTGCCCCAAGTTCCTGTCCCCGGCGTTGTTCCGCCCGCTGATATTGTTTGCTGGGAGCGTTGTAGGCTTCTCCTCCCAGTGTGGTACTGGGATCAATCGCGCCGCGTGCCGCGCCAAAGATTCCTCCGGTTGCGAGACCCATCAGCCCACCGCGAATCCCCCGCCATACCTTGGAACCAGTCGAGGCTTGCGGGTTGACATCAATCATCTTCCCGCTGGCTGGGTCGTATTCCTGTGTCGACTTTAAAGATTTGCCCGTCGTGGGATCGAAGCGTGCAGCCGGAAGCGCTAGTTTTTCGCGTTGAGCAGTAAGGCTTGCGAGTTCTGCCGGCGCGTCCGTGGGAACTGATCCGGCGGCCTGGCTCGCAGCTTTCGCACTCTGGCTCAGTATCCCTAACCCCTGTCTGCCGTACCCTTCCTCATCGGTAGGTTCCGCTGGCGCAATCAAACTCGCGGCAGGGACCGATGGGGTATCCCCGGCTCCCGCCGTCTTGCCAGCGGTCACGGCTGAGGCTGGCGGGGCCTTCTGGGTTTCTGGCTTGGGCGCTCCAGCATCGTAATTTCTCCCCGAAAACCGCTCGCGCATGGCTGGGTCGGCAGCAGCTTCATCTGGATCAATTCCCATCGCGGTGAGAGGATTTGCGGCCGAACCGTACTGGGATAGTTCGTCCTGATCTTCCAGCCCAGCTTTCCAATCAGCCATGTCTCACCGCTTTCTCCTGTCGTTGATCCACCAATTCCTCTTCGCTAATCACTTGAATATGCGCATCGGGATGCCGGAACTGCAAAATTGAAATCTGGCAGCGCCGCACGCCTTCATTGCCTTTTTCAATGACTGAATCTTGAATTACGATCCCATCAACGTCGACTGCCTGCACCACTTCAACCGAGCATCCTACCGCTTCCAGATACTGCAATTCGATCTTGCTCTGAATGTGTCCCAACAGATAGTGGTGATCGCCATCCTCTGATATTTGCCGGATGGCAGCACCGGTCAGAACTGCCGGATTGAAGATCCACGTTCCCGCCCCAGGCCCTGACGGAATCTCGATTGAATCCATAATCAAGGGAACCTCCGGTCGATACACAGAGCCAATCGGCAGCATAACGGCTGAGATCGTACCCTTCACAAGCGCCTTGAGTTGCGCGTCGATGGTGGCCGGAGGCTCTTCCAATACGCGGTTCCCCGGGCCGCCGATCAGCAGTAAAGCGTTGCGATCGATCATGGAATTGGGGGAGGATGGGCTAGAGCCGAAGCCAAGCCCCCGCCTAACTCGTCCATGAAGCTCGGTGTCTGCGCAGCTTGCTCCTCGGTATTGGCGGCTCCTTGTGCAAGATTGCCCTGCTGTTGGGCTAAGGTGTCTTCCATACCTTCCTGCGTGCCCTGCATCCCCACTCCGGCTTCGTTGTAGCCCACGCCAGCGCCGACACGTCCGAGAGTTGCGTTAGCTTCTTCGCCCGAAAGATTCCGCTGGTTGGCTTCCTCCATCTGTTTCGTGGCTGCGATCGCTCCGCTCGCGTTCTGGCCGGTTCGGACAGCTTGCCCCTGAAGGGCTTGCCCTGCCGCTTCCGATCCGGCGGCTGCAGTATCGGCAATCTGCTGGTTTTGCGACGTCTCCACCTGGCCGCCCTCCACATAGGGATTTGCGGCTTGGAATTTTCCGACGGCGTTTCCGTAGGAATCTACGTCCTGCTGGGCGGTATTGAACGATGTATTGGCGTTCGTGTTGTAGCCTTTTTGAACGGCTTGCTCCTGAGAATATACGTTGCCCTGTTGTCCGCGACTCAAGCTGTCACCTCCCGATCCTGATAGAACTTCTGTAATTCCGCGTTCTCTGCGGAGTTGAGCAGGCGATAGAAGTGCGTCATTCCGGTGGCGCTCATGCCGTAGATTTTCTCAAGGCCATGCTGCATTTGTGCTACTCTTTCGGCAGGAACCAAGATATGCAAATCACTGAATCCGCGCTCTCGCAGCAAGTACAAAACGGAATCCGACTCGTGCATGGAGCAGACCGTCGCTTCAGCATCTATCCCGAAGCACATTTGCTCGACAGTTCGCTCCCATATATGACCTTGGATGACTTCCCCGAGAATGTTTACCGCTACCAGCGCGAGTACAATATTCGGACGGCGTTTTCCCATTTCGTCAAACACGACGGGTACTGAGTACGAAGTGCCATCGCGCTCATTCTGTTGCTGACAACGCTCTTGCACTGCTGGCACGTCTGCGGGAGTCATCTCTCTCAATCGCGTTTTCACTTCGGCTCCGTCCCAAGTCGCACTCGTGAATGCTTCTCGCGATATTGCAGCATGGTGCGATGATGCGCATTCAGAGTTGCCAGGGTATCAGATTTCATTTTCTCGAAGTCCACTGGCTCTGAGGCTTTGACGGTTCCGCAGGTAGGGCAGGATTTCAACCCAAATAGGTTAATCAGGTGGTGCTCCGTCCCGGTGTCGCGGTTCTTGAACACAACAACGTGCCGCGCTTGCGATAGGTCAATGAATTCATCGTGGATGGTCCAACTCATACGCTCGTCAATCTCCCACCATTGCCGCCAAATACCCCACCGCCGCCAGCGACTCCACTGCCTACAACCACATTGCCTACCGGTTCCAGTTCATCCGGGAAAACTCCTGCGAGTGTTGATAGAAGATGAAACTGCAAACCATCGAAGCCGACAAACTGATTACTTCCGAGTTCCGTGCCTACGATTGTTGCCGATGGCCGAAGTTTTGCCACAGATCCTTTCACCGCCGTGTAGGGAGTATAGATTCCTCCCGTTCCATTGACGGTTACCGTATTGACTCCGCCACCGATTACCTGCGAATTCACTTCCGCAAAGTTGGTTTGATTGAAGGCGCTCCCCGGCGAGAGGGCGCTCGATTCGACAAATCCGGCATCAATGGGAGACTGCGACGACAACTGGTAATTCGACCACGTTTTCTGATCAAAGCTCGACCGCAGCCGTCCATAGACGTTGCTGCCGACTGCTGGAATTGTGATTGCCGTGGCCGTCGTCGGCGGCAACGTAGTCACTCCCTTAGTGAAACTCTTGAGCGGCGAGTAACTGAATTCGTGATAAATCGACGTGCTCGAGGGCGTACTGGGATTTGAGATATTCACGGTCAGAACGGCATTCGCTCCGCTAACCGAATGCGTGACTCCCGAGGGAGCGGCGCTCGATCCGGCCTTGGGACCGCCGGGCTGAATCAGGTTCCCGCCCGGGGAAAGGGCGGTCAGATTCGCCAGCATGACGTCGTTCATTAGCAGCCGGAAATCGTCACGTGCGGCCGGAGCCAGATTCCGCGCCACGCTCTCCACCATCGCCCGCGGATTCGATTGCACAGCCTGGCTCATTTGTCTCCTGAATCGCGCCCCACGGTGAAGCTGATCATGTACGTTGTCATAGCCTTGAGGCTCACCCAACCGCCTTTTTGCTTATTGCCCTTGAAGCGGACGCGCCAGAATTCATTCACCGACGGTTCGCACTTGCGCGTAATCCCGGAGATTTGTTTTGGAGTCAGAGCAATGGGCTCCATCATGATCTCTTCTTCTTCCTGAATCAGCACGGTCTCTCCGCCCTGATCGGTCACCTGCGCACGACTGGCAATAAAGCTCGGAATCAGCGTCCCGTAGCCCGCGGCGTTGAGATTGAATCCTTCGGGCTTGCACACCGATTGCATTAATCCCGTGCTCATGGTTTCGTACTGATAATCAATACCAATGCCGTTGTCTTCAAAGATGCCGGGGGTTCGCGCCTGTACCGTGCCATCCGGGGAGCTCGAGGCGTAGAGCAGTTGGGAGACCTGAAAACTGGAGTCGGGCATCGTCTCAAACGTTGGGCCGTCGATGAAAGCATTACCACTTGGAGGCAGAGTACGCTCTAAGCGGGCGCAGATGAAAGCTGCGACATCATTGAACGACCAGCGCCGCGCCGCGTCCATCGAGATTTCTTTCCCGGAATACGTCGAGAAGTGAATTGGGTTATTCCAGCCTTCGATGTAACTCAGGCAGAATTCTTCATTGGGCGACGTACTGGCTCCGGTGGGCACTAATACGCGCACAGTGTGGGTATTCTCATCGATGAAGACACAAATCGTTTCTCCCGCAGCCCAGTTGATCGTGCCCCACTTCTTTGGAACTTCCTTGCTCATCAGGTCAGGATCGCTCTGGTCATACTTGTAGAGTCCAGACTGGTGCGCGAAGATGATAAACTTTCCACACGCAGACCACGCGCGAAAGCCGCACGGCCCTAACTGCTGTCCCGGATCGGTTCCGCCCCAACGTCGATTGGCGCTCCAACTGTCAGGGTTTCCAGTATTCGGGGTAAGCACAAATCCACCACTCTTCATCAGCGCAAATGGAATGCCTTTATACTGGTCGGTGATCCCGAAGCACCGATCCCCTGCGCTGGAGATTGGAACCGGACTGTCGTCGGCGTAGAAGCTCTCAAAGTCTCCAGACAATGAAATCCAAACCCCGCTGGCGAATCCCGGCACTCCCGTAATAGCTATTCGATCGACACTCTCAAGGTAATCAATTCTCACGCCCTGGGGCGGGATGGCGATGTCTAAGCGGTCGTCGACGTTATTGGCGGAATCGAGATACGTGTCTGTGAAATTGAAAATGGCTTGCGTCGTCACATTGTCCAGAATGACAG